ATGGCCATGCCACACGAATTAAAAAATATATTGGATGAAAACAATCATATAAAAATAAGTAGTGATATGGAAATAATTGAATCATTACAATTAAAAGGATGTTCAGTTAATAATGTTGTTTTTGATTGGGCAAACTACAATGACATTTTTAAAAAAAATAAAATATCTAAAAAAGATTTAATATAATATGGAAAAAATATACTTTGATGAGACCACTTTTTTATGGAAAATTAAATTAAATAAGTTAGATGATAAGTCATTTTTCTTAAAAGAAGCATATTCGATAATCGAATCACAACCACACATTAAAACGGATGGGTTTGGTTATAAAAAAGAATGGAATCAAAATTTAAATTTTGATGGTGAAATTAAAATTGAATCAAAATTAGATGAAATAGCACAAATTGGAATAAATTCTTGTAAAAAACTTTACGAAGAAATAAATATTACATATAATAAAATAAACACCGATTCGTGGGTTAATGTCGTTCGTTCAAAAAATCCAGTACAAGAGAATTTTCATAATGGCAATAAGTTTCATATTCATACTGATATAAATAAAAAAATAAAATCGTTTATTCCACATTACACTTATGTTTATTACATTCAAATGCCCAATATGATGGATGGAGAGGATGGGGTTTTATATTTTAAGGGTAAAAATGGGAAAGAATTTTGGGTTAGACCGGAAGAAGATGATTTAATAATTATGGAAGCTGATATGCCACATGCTCCAAATAATGCACCTAATTCTACAATAGATAGAATTGTTTTTGCAGGTAATGTTGGATTTGACTTTATAAAAAAACAAAAATCAATAATATAATGTTAGTTGATAATAAATTTTTATATATTTCATTACCAAGATGTGGGTCTACATCGTTCTACTACTCATGTATATTAAGTGGATTATCGGTAGAAACTTTAAATAATTTATGGGCAAGTAATAATTCAAAGATTGATTTTACAAACATAAACGAATCTGAAATAATGAGTTTAATAAGTCATGGCCACGATTCATTAATTGATTTAAAACAAAAATTTGGCAGTCATTTACCTATTATCGCGGTCAATAGAGATAGACATGAAACCTTTTATTCATTATACAAACACATAATATTTGATTTAGATAGATGGGGGATGTTTGAAATATCTAATTGGTTCACGAATATTACCTTAGATGAATTATTTTTTTATGAACCAAAAGATTTGACTAGTAGAGGAAAAAGATGGAATGTTATAAATAATTATTTGATTAAACATAAATTTATAAAAAAACCAATATATACTACTATAATATCATCTAATTCGGTAGATACTGAAACCTATCTAATTAATATATTAGACCTTCTGATAACACCAAAATCAATATGGCATAACAATGACAAGAATATTATATGGTTTAATATGAATGAATTGGAAAAAATGGAAAAGTGGGTTTCAGATATCACCAGTATAGATTTTAAGATAAAACACGTTAATTCAAGTTCACATATTGAGACAAAACTAATCTTAAATGATGAATTTATAAGTAGGTATAATAATATTTATGATTACTATGACTTACCAAAAGAAACAAAGACATTAATATGATACCAAATTATAAAGAAATATTTGATGCGTGGATTACGTCCCTTAATCCAACTGAAAGTGAGAAAGAATTAGCCAATAAACGATTGGATATTTGTAAAGGATGTGAATTTAGAAAGGAAAATATAAAGGGATATAAATGGTCTACTATTTGTAGTGCATGTGGATGTCCTTTGAGTAAAAAGGTGTTTTCATCCGCATTTAATTCGTGCCCCAAAGAAAAGTGGGAAGAAATAGACTCTCAATATATGAAGTTAACTAAAAAAAATAAAAACACTATAATTTAATAAAATTCCATACTTATGTTAAATAATGGGATATTTATACTAAATAACAATATATTTTATGAAAGGATTGATAATCGGAAGTGATTTATTAGAACACAATGGAGGAGTTAAATTTTTAGAAATTAACACAAACACCACCATTTACAACGATGGGGCTGATTTATTAGATTATGATGTATTATTCAATACATTAAATGCTAATAATATTAATGAATTCCATTTTATATGGAATGAAATGGACGCATATTATCCAATAGGTGACGAATACAAGTTCAAAGATAAATTGATACAAAAATGTCAAGAAAATAATATCACTTTTACTGAATACGTTGTTCCGATAAGGTCTATAACGGTACCTTTTATTGAGGACGCCGATAATAAATTTATCTTAAGACAGTCATTTGATACAACCGCATTAATTGATGACACCTATTGTGCCGACAAATTTGAGTTTTTTAAATTGATGAGTGGGTCAACATATACACCTAAAACATATCAATTAGATGATGAAGTAGGTGTAGATACATTTGATACAATTGATACGTCGAATCCTAATCATCCAAATACCCTTATAAAGGCTAGATTTCCAAACTATAATAGTGAATTATTTCCAGAATTACATGTTCTTACACAAGAATCAGAGTTAAATAATTTGAAATCGTCATTACCTGAAAATCATTTGTTACAAGAATTTATTTATTCGGATGAAAATTTGGTGGAAGGTAGATATTCAATAATCAGAAGCATTGATATTGTTTATGGAGGTGAATTGGATGTAATAAATATGGGTGGATATAGACAAAGTACGATTATTCCTGTTAACCTTTCCCAAAATGAATTAGTGGAAAATACTACAAAATTAAATCAAAAAAGTAGATATAAATATATAACTAAGTCTTTAACAAGTAGCCATAAAGAATACCATACCGATGGTGACTCTTTAATTTTAAAATATGACGGAACACTTAAAGATGTAAATACCATAGAATTGGGTGATTACATTAAATCAATAAATTTTGTAGATTTTAATGGTAACGAAGCTGCTAATTTTGAAGAAGGTAAAATTGACGTTTTACAGTGGGACAGTAATTTAGAACAATCTAATTCAACATTGACCGCAATGAGTTCTAGCTTGGAAGGTATGTTTTCATCATCAATTGATACTATGTTTATTAGAATTACAATGGTTGATGGTAGAAGTTGGACAGATACACCCAATTCAACATATTATATTGAAGAATCTGGTTCATTAGACACTAGATTTGAAAAAGTAAATAAAATGTATGTCGGTGATAAATTAGTCATTACCGATAAAGACACAAATGAACTAACAACATTAGAAATAGCAGGTTTAGAAATGGAATATGGTGTTAAAACAATATATTCATTGGATTTTGAACCATCGGATTTATTTTTAATGGATGTTGGTGACGGAGATTTTGGAGTTATGCACAATAATTGTTGGTGTTGTTGGAGTCAAACTAGTTGTGGTACTGGTTGTTGTTTTATTCAGTGTCCCGCTTGTGACGGCTATCAAAATCCAGAAAAAGTTTAAATTAAAATAAAATAAAAATTATACAAAATGGCAATTAAAATACACAAAACCGAAAGACCAAATACTGTAATAAAAACGTTGATTGTACCTATTACAAATGACATAAAAATCAAAACGGCACAAGCAATTCAAACTGTTGTTAATAGAATCAAAGAAAAACATCTTTAATATTATTTATTATTTGATATTAATTAAAAAAACGAAATCGTCACTCAAGACGATTTTGTTGTTATTATATGGATACATAGTAATTTAAAAATTAGTATTTATTATGAATTATACTATAAATAATAATGTGTTTACACAGACCGAATGTAATGATATTATTAATTTTTGTATTCAGTATGGTGAACCATTTTCATATAAACCAACCGAAAGTTGGGATTGTAGACGGATATATGATGATAAATTTAAAACAAAAATATTATCTAAATTAATTGATAATTATAAAAGTGGAAACTTTAAATTGTGGTTTAACTATAATGATTTTAATTTAAAAAATTTCAATATTAGTCTAACATCATATTATAATGGTAGGTATCTTAATTTACATAAAGATAAAACAAGCGAATTAACCACAGTAATAGTATTATCAGATGGCTTTGAAGGTGGTGAATTTGCATTGTGTCAAGCTGAAAATCCACCGATTCATTTTGAAACATTAGAAGGTGTATCTACTTTTAATCTTAAATTAGGCGATGCCATTTCATTTGATGGTTCGGCAACTTATCACGGGGTATTACCTGTTACAAGTGGTACAAGATATGCATTAAATGTTTGGATGACCGAAACCGATTTTGATTATCCAAAACTTAAAATTAATACTACATTAATATGAGTATTTTAATTATAGCATTACCACGAACAGGTTCAACATCTTTATTATATAAATTAGCAAAAGAAAATGGATTTAAACCATTATATGAACCATTTGATAACACAGGTAGATTTATTTATAATGGTGAAAAAAATGTAGTTGTTAAAACAATAATATGCCATCATCCAAATAATTTTGAATTAAGTAAAGAATTTGATAGTGTTATATTGTTATCAAGAAAAAATGTTTTAGAAAATGCACAATCTCATTCATATTCAACTTATTTCTCAAGAACAAAAAATTACAATTCAAATAAACAATATTATTACGAAGATACTCCCACTCACATATTTGAATTATGTTACAATAATATTATAAAATGGAATGAAGATTTAAAGGAATTATCAAATAAACTTAATATACCAATTACATATTACGAAGACATATATGATTCAAATGATATAAATAGATTAAGAAAAGGAAATAGAACAACTTGTAAAAGTATAATATGAAATTGTTTACATTTGGAGATGGTTGGACTGCCGGAGTGGGTTGTAATTTAAAAGTTGAAAATTTTTTAATATAATGAGAATTGCAATAGTGTGTAATGGTAGAAGTGGGTCAACGTCAACATTTTATTATTTAAAGTGTTGTTTGGACAGAGAACGTAAAAAATATGATTCTTTCTTTGAACCATTCAATTTTATAAATCCGGATAGAGAAGATAAACTAAAAACATTTGATAATATAATAAATAAAAAAAATGTATTATTAAAAACTTTCATAGATAGTGACAATTACCCACATGACTCTTTTAAAAATGTGGAAGATTATTGGGAATGGTTCTATTCTTTTTTTGATAAAATAATAGTATTAGAAAGGAAAAACAAACGATTACAGGCGGAATCTTTGGTTTATCATATTAGATTATCTAAAAATAGAACAATATCACCTCATTGGCACAAACCTAAATATTACGATTTAAATGAAATGGATGAACAAAATATAATAGGGTTGACAAACCATTTAGAATCGGAATCCTTAATATTAAAATCAATTTCAGATAAAGGTTATCCATTGTTCTATTATGAGGATATATTTGTTAATAAAGATATTGAAACAATAAAACGTTTAAACGAATATTGTGAAATAGAATATAATCAAATATGTATTGATAAGTGGATTAATTCACCATATAAAAAAGTAAGGTTAGATAAAAAAGTAAACGGGTTGATATAATGATAGATTTAAAACAATATGTTTGCACAGTTCCATTTGAGGCATTAGAAATAACACATAATAACAATTATATGTGTTGTGCTAGTTGGTTATCCAAAGAATTACCAAACGGAGTTCCTTTGGGGGATTTATGGAATTCAGATGAGGCTATTGAAATAAGAAAGTCTGTAATGGATGGTTCGTATCGTTATTGTAGTAAAACGAAATGCCCATTTTTATCAAGGCTAATATCATTAAATAAAATCATTTCTGGCCCTATTCTACACATAAATAATTTAAATGATGAAATTAAAACTTATTATGATGAACAAATCGGCAAAATTAATTCAGGGCCTTCAATAATTCAAATGTCGTTTGATAGGACTTGTAACTATAAATGTCCATCTTGTAGAGTTGATTTAATTGTTGAAAATGGTCAAGGTATAAAACGAGTTGAAAAAACGATTGAAGATATTGATAAGTACTATTCTAAATATATAAAAACACTATACATAACAGGTTCAGGTGACCCATTTGTTTCAGTTGGATTTAGAAATTTTTTAAGAAATTTTGACCCCAAAAAATATCCAAATTTAAAAAATATACATTTACATACCAATGCATCAATGTGGACAAAAGAAATGTGGGATAGTATGTCTAATATACATAAATTCGTTAAAAGTTGTGAAATAAGTATTGATGCGGGAACCAAAGATACTTACGAAAATATAACAAGATTGGGTGGTAATTGGGATAATCTAATTTCAAATTTAAATTTTATATCAACTATAAAATCTTTACGGAGTGTTAAATGCTCTTTTGTAACTCAACAATCAAATTATAATGAAATGGAAACATTTTTAAATCTAATGTATTCTATATTCAAAAATAAAACTAAAGTATTTTTTGGTAGAGTGACAAATTGGGGTACATTCAACGAAGGCCAATTTAAATTAATTGATGTAGGGGATATTACACATCCTGAACATAACTTATTTTTAAAAGAATTTAAAAAAGTTGCAACAAATCCATATGTTTTTCACAATATGTACGAATTGATTAATATGAAAAAAACAATAATTTAAATTTGGTAATGTCAAAAATTTGTCGTATATTAGAGTATTATAAACAATTAAACTCTAAAAGATGAAACAAAAGACAGAACAAGA